CGCATTTAGATTTATTAATGCTGCTCGTATTGATAATGAAGCCAATGTAGCTATTACAACATTATCAGCAGCCGCAGATGGAACCGTTGCAGAAGATCTGAACTCAATCAAGTTCAATGCTCCAAGAGCTTTCACAACTCAAGAACGTGCAGTCACGGCTGAAGATTATGAGAATCTATTGAAGGCCAACTATCCAGAAATTAATGCTGTCATAGCATACGGTGGTGAGGATGCAACTCCTCCACAATATGGTCGTATCTTTGTTTCTGTTGATCTGACAGATGTTGATGGTCTACCAAAGATTAAAGAAGACGAATACAAAAGATTCCTTCGTTCACGCTCTTCGGTTGCAATGGAACCACTTTTCATTACTCCAGATTATACCTATCTTAAAGTTGATAGTACTGTTCGTTATAACATTAACAGAACAGGTCTAAATCCTGAAGATCTTCGCGCTTATGTTATTGATGCTATTCTAAACTATGCATCAACAAATCTAAATAGCTTTGCAAAAACATTTAGATACTCTAAGCTTGTTCAAGCAGTCGATGCAACAGATGCCAGCATTATTAGTAATGAAACAGATATCAATCTAGTAAAATATCTTACTCCACAAATCGGCACTGCTTTAAACTTAACAATAGATTTTAAGTGTCCGCTGACTTATGAAATTCCTCTATTAGGTGATGAGCATCCTATTATTGACGTACATGGTGTAACATCAACCGCGTTTACATATAATGGAATCCAGAACTGTGTTCTAGAAGATAACGGTGATGGTGTTATGAGAATTGTAACTCCTACTGGAGCAAACCATAAGAAGATTATTGATATTGGAACTGTTGATTACGACACAGGCGTAGTAAGACTGAATAACTTTAATATTCAAAACTATGTAGGTACATCACTGAAGATCTATGCTGAGCCAAGATCACGCGATATTACTGCCATCCAGAATGTGATATTAAATATCATTGAATCAGACGTGAACATCACAATCGAACAGATTAGAGAATAATGAAGAAAATAGAAGCAATAATTTCTCCATTTGTTGAGAACCAGTTTCCTTCTTTCTATCAGGAAGAGGGTCCACAGTTCATTGCTTTTGCCAAAGCATATTTTGAATGGATGGAGAATAGCGGTTCTTATACGGCGGCCAACGGTGATATTGTAACCCCTTATATTGATTCATCTGCAAACATTAGTTATACATCTAATAGCTCAAATAAAGCAATAGGTCCTGCTGCTCTCTACCAAGCTCGCAAGCTTCCAGACTATCGTGATATTGATACGACTGTAGATGAGTTTATTCTACAGTTCAAAGAAAAGTATCTCAAAAACATTCAGTTTGATACTGCCACAAACAAAGAACTTCTAATTAAGAACTCGCTCGACCTGTATCGTTCAAAGGGTACTGAGCGTTCTATTGACTTGTTCTTCAAATTGGTATATGGTACAGCTGCTGAAGTACGTTATCCAGCCGATAACATTCTTCGTGTTTCTGATGGTATCTGGGAAAGACCAGAATATCTAGAAGTTACACACAAGCGCTTTAACGTTGACTATGTTGGTAAGCAAATCATCGGTGCTATTTCTGGTGCCAAAGCATTCGTAGAAAAGTTCATTCGTCGTCGTACCTCGGTTGGATACGTAGATATTCTTTATATCTCTGGACGCCAAGGCGAGTTTACCAATGGTGAATTGCTTGGTCTGAATGTCAATAACAATCCAGTTTATGACAGAACAAAAAGAGCTAAGCTCATTGGTTCTGTTAAGCGTGTAATTCTACAAGATCGTAGCCGCGATTTTAGAGTTGGTGATATTGTTACATTCACCGGAACTTCAAACGGTCTCGGTGGTTTAGCTCGAGTTGAGTCTGTCAGTGAAGCAACTGGTATCGTAGACTTTATCTTTATCGATGGTGGATATGGATACACACTCAATTCAGAATCAATTATTTCTGAAAAAGTAATCACACTTGATAGCGTTGTAGCAAATACAAACAGCGACCAATACTTCCGTCTGTTCGAACAGGCAGTTGAACCAATTGTGAATGCCACATTTACGAGTGCGACTGCAAATCTAACGATTGGTCAAACATTATCTCGTTATGCATCAAATGGTCAGGTGTCCGGGGCTGGTAAGATTGTCGATATTGATCAGACCGGTTCAAATGGCACGATCATGATTTCACACGTCAATGGCGTGTTTACAAATACAGCAACATACTTTACACCTGGCAATGTCATTTCATTCCATGCCAACACCGTTGAAGATAGAACAATTGGTGGTAAGGTAATGGGTATACCACAAGTGTACACATTAACTCTAAGAAATCAAAATGGTACGCTTGCTGTAAATCAATCTGTTCTATATAAAAATACTTCTGCTATTGTAGGCAGAGGAACTATTCAGAGTATTACTGCAGACGGTACTGGTAATACCGTTGTAATCAATAATACACGCGGCGCATTTCCAATTGGAGAAAGATTAGAAGTATCTACGGATTCTTCTATCTCTGCTAATGTGACTGCAGTAAGTCTTACTGTTGGTGTATATGATATTAGAAAGTTCATTAGTACACTAAAATATTCTACAGCGAATAATAGTGAACTTTTACATAGCAATAGAATCTATCGCTATGACAGTGCCGGAAAGAAGATCGCTGAGGGTCTTCTTCTTACTGTCTCTCACGATGCTGGTACTTCATCTGGTAATCTTACCTTTGTTCCAATCAAAGGTTACTTTACTGAAACTGATACATTCTATACTGGTGCAAACACAGGTCGTGCTACTGTTGTTACATACACGGTAGCAAATGCCGGTGGTGACTATATTGCTTCTGAGCATGCAAGACTCTTTACACAAACAACCAATACCACAGCGATTCCACTTACAACAAGTTTTGGTTCCGGTGCACAGTTTAATGTTGGAACTCTTGGTGATACAGAAGACATCTTCATTGGCACAGATCTAATTTCGGCAAACGGTGTAGGAACACTTGATTACGACCGTGTTACTCTAACAGTCGGATCAAGTTCTGCATTTGCTGTTGGTGATCGTGTTTATCAAGAAGTAAACAAAATTGCTTTTAATGCAAGCAGTTCTGTAAATGCTACAACTGGAAAAATTACTCTTCCAAGTGCTAGCACACTATTCAACATTGGCGATATTGTACGATATCAAGTTGCTGCTGGAAATACTGCACTAAATGGTTTATATAATGGTGATTACTACTATGTTGCAGCTACTACGGCAACAGACGTAATTCTTTCTCATCCATATCGTAAGTTTGATCAAATTAATTCCACAAACTTCTCTACATTTGCTAATAACAAAGTGGATGAAGCGGGACATTACTTATATAAGTTAGCACACGGAACTGTTTTTGAAAAATCAACAGGCGTATTAAGAACTAAAGATAACCACAATTACTTTTCTGTTACTGGCGGAACTGCAGATGTAAGCACATTTGCAAATAGTAATATTATTAAGTACGGTGCAACATCCACAAATACTACTATTGATGCTGTAGCAGTTTACACTACACTTAATCAAGCAAATCAAGTATATTCTGCTTTACCAATTGCTGGTGCTGCATTCGGATTTCCAAAGAATCCTCAAGGTGATTCTAAGAATAAGATCTTTACATGTCTAACGTTTGATAAATTCACACTCGGTTCTATTGGAGCACTTTCAGGCATCGACCCTGGAGCTGGTTACAACGTCGATCCATATGTTCTTGCTTATCAACCATATATTTCAGCATTTGGTCGTAGAGATTTTATTATTAATATTTCCGGTGCAACTGGTGTATATGCAGTTGGAGAAAGAGTAAATCAAACTCTTGCAGATTTAAGGTACTACGATCTAAAAGTAGATAATGGTGCTTATAGTGATACGTTTGATGAAAAGCTTGTAACAGTAAATGTTGACGACGAAATCCAGAGTGGAAATGATTTCATTCTGTATGTTTCAAATTCTTCTACATTCAATACAACAGATGATGTAAATTCCAATACAGATTTTATTTCTATTACAAATGCAAATGGTATATATCCAGTAAATACATATGTTCGCTATTATACTAATAATGGAAACACGGCATTATCTTCTCTTGCTAACAATGCATTCTATTATGTTGCAATGTCTAACTCGTCTGGCATTACGCTAGCGACTAGTCAGGGTGGTGCAAATATTAACCTGACTCAGGCTTCGAATGTTGCGACATTCAACTCAAACACAAACGTTCAAAATAGCAATGATTTTATTACTATTGCAACTGCAAATACACTGTTTGCAAATGGTCAACAGGTAAGATACATTACCGGTGCCGGCAATACTGCTGTGACCGGTCTAACAAACAACGCACTGTATTATGTAAGATACGCAAACACAACTGGTCTTGCTCTGTCTGAGACTGCTGGCGGTGCGAACGTAAATATTACTGCTTTGGATCCAGGTGGCGGCGGTCACTTCCTGAGATATTATAATCCAGCTGCAAATGGACATAACATTGTCAAGTATGCAAATGAGTTTGCAAACAATCAAAGAGTAATATATCGTACGCCGGCGGCAAACACGGTTATCGATGGTCTGGCAAATAATACTGCATACTATATTGTCAATGCAAACACGGTTGGATTCAAACTGTCGGATGCACGCGGTGGAACAGTAAAAGCAATTAATGCAGCTGCGGCCTCACTGGAATCACATACATTCTCTACAATTCCTGGATTCCTACCTGGTGATCGCGTGTATCAAAGCACAACTCCAGTAATGAATGCCAGTGTACAATCAATCTTCTCAAATACAACTGGCGATTATGTTCGTGTATCTGGTAATACATCCACAATCAATGTAACATCATCAAATACACTGCTTTCATATTCAAATCCGTATGTTAGTGCAAATGTATCTACTGCAAGCTTGTATCAAATTACATCTACTGCAAAGGGTATTGTCAAGTCAGCCAATACCACTGCAGTTCGCGTAAAGAGACTTAGTTTTGAAAATACATTTAGACCGGGTTCGCCTCCAAGTGTTTCACTTCTGCTCGGTGAATTTTCTGGTGCAGAAGCTCAAATCACAGGAGTTACTGAAGATTTAGACCTTATCTATCCGATTGGTTTAAATGCTCAGATTGAAGCTAACGTTATTACAGCAAATGGCCAAATTACATCTCTACAGGTTGTAGACTCTGGTGTTGGTTATTCGAATAGTGATGTTCTACAATACACTTCAGCAGACGGCGCGCGTTCAGGGTCTATTAAAATTGTTGTTGATGGACACGGCATTGGTGAAGGATATTATAGAAGTTCAAAGGGCTTCCTATCTGAAGACATGTACATTCATGACGGTGACTACTATCAAGAATACTCGTACGAGATTCTGTCGAAGATCTCTGTTGATCGTTATGCAGACATGTTCAAGAAGGTTATGCATACTGCTGGTACTAAGTTCTTTGGTTCGGCACTGGTTGTCGAGGAAGATTCTATTACAGTTGAACTTTCTGAAATTGCAACTGGTCAAGAAGTGAAGTTCAACTCAGCCGGTGATGTAAGCACGGCAAATAAAACAATCGATACGGACATTACATCAAATCCATTTGCAAATGGTGATATTGTAAGATACACAACCGCAACCGCAAATGTTGCTGTTTCGCCATTAGCCAATAATACCAACTATTATATTGTACAAACATCCGGATCTACTGTTAAACTTGCAACATCTGCCGGTGGAACTCCTATAAATATAATAGCTAATACAACACCTGATGTAGATACATCCGGCCATTACTTGACAAAGACGATCGAGGAATAAATGTCAGTTACTCAAAAACTTGTAACAACAAATTTTAATGTAGAAAGTGCCGCAAGTTTTGTGAGTTCTTTTGCAAACAATGATTACTTTGTTTTTGCCGGCAAGCATACTCCGTATCCTGGAAGTGATGCTGTTCTAACCACGCCAAACAATAGCATCAAGTCTACAAACATTGATGTTTATAACGATATGATCTTTGCTAAGAGGATTACTTCTAGCGATGTAGCTCATGTTATTCCTAAGTATCTTTGGTCTTCTGGTACTTACTACGATAAGTACGATCATACTGATGGCAATTTAGATACCAAGAAATTCTATACGGTTGTAGATGCCGGTACAGAATTTAATGTTTTCAAATGTTTATTCAATGCTAGTAATAGTACAGTACAAGTAAGTTCTACTGACGCTCCATCTGTAAAATCATTAGAACCATATCCTACTGGTGATGAATATATTTGGAAGTACATGTATAGTATTACCAAAGCAGAGTATGAAAAGTTTGCTACAACAAACTATATTCCAGTCGTTGCAAATACAACAGTAGAAGCTGCGGCCATTCCAGGCACTATTGAAGTAGTTGATATTATTACACGCGGCAAAGGTTATGATAACTACATTAATAATGGCATTTTTAGAACTACTGACATCAGTGTTGGTGGTAATGATGAAATCTACGGTGCACCAGATACTGCTGAAGCAGAAGATGATTATTACGCAGGTTGTGTAATTAAGATTACTGAGTCTTCAGCCGGTGCTGCAAATCAATATCGTCGTATTGTAGATTATCGTGGCCAAGGTGGCCAAAAAATCTTTATTCTAGATTCACCATTTAATCCTGCTCCTGCAGCCGGCGATGAATATGAAGTTTATCCGTATGTTTACATATGGGGAGATGGAAGTGAAACAACAGCTGCCGAAGGTAGAGCTATTATTGACAGCGCAAGTTCTAATTCAATTGTAGAAATTGAAATGCTTGCCGTTGGCGCAGGCTATCGCTATGGCGAAGCATATGCAGGAAAAACTACAAACAGTATTCCAGTTACAGTTGATAGCGTGTTTATTGATCTTCCAGCTTCTGTATCAGGTAGCGCTGGCTTTACTGCGGCAACATTGCAGCCAATTATTTCGCCTATAAATGGTCATGGATCAGATCCAACTACCGAGCTGGGTGGCAAAAGAGTTTGCATTAGTACTAAGTTTACAAATAGCGAAGGTTCGACTATTCCAGTCGAGAATGATTTCCGTCAAGTAGGTATTATTAAGAATCCTTTATATACAAACGTAGATATTATTCTTAAAACTGCAAATACACTTGGCACTGGATTTAGCATTGGTGAAACAGTTCACCAATTTAAGCAATTTAAGCTTCATGGAAACGTTTCAGTTACATCCGGCAGTACTACGATTAAGAAAACAAATCAAGGTCGTGTGACTGTAACTAATCCTCTTTCTGGTGGAGATGGTCTTGCCGTATCTGTTACCTTAACATCAAATGTTATTACTGGCGTTACTGTATCTAATCAAGGTAATAACTATATTGAATTGCCTACTTTGCAAGTAACTGCTACCTCTGGAACTAACGGCCAGTTGGCTGTAGCATTTGCCAATCCACAGACACCTACGTTTAAAGATAACTTTGTTGCTGGTGATTATGTTCTAGTTACAAGTGGAACCAATCTTTTTCTTTCAAAGGTGGCAGGTGTTCCTCAGGATTACCAAATTACTACAACAACAAATTCGACATTCACGGGAGATAACTGTGAAGTTTCAGCACTTGTTCTTCAAGCGTCTGGAAAAGTTTCATCTGTAAGTGCTGGAAGAATTACTCTTTCAAATGTTGCGGGTGTATTCACAGAAAATTCTAGAGTTATTGGTCTTACTTCTAATACGACTAGCGTTATTCAAACAACTGCTGGCGCCTCTCCATCTCTTCCAATTGAAGTAAATGATAAAGCGGCCGGAGGATTTAATACTGCTGTTCAACTTACAAGACTAACTGGCACCTTCCCGACCGGTGGAACAAGTTTCCTTGAAGATGAAGTTATTGAACAAACTAGCTTAATACCATATGCTAAACCACGTGGTGCTTTCCACCATATCGAACTTACAGACGGATCTGATAACGATCATATGTACATCAGTAATAAGTTTGGTATTTACAATTTAGATCCAGGTGGCGTAAGACCTATTAGAGGCGTAACTTCTCTTGCTTCGCTCAATAATCTGACTAATAAATATCCTGGAGACTTTGTTGTCGGCAGTGGCCAGGTTCTATATCTTGAAAATCTAGATCCGATTACTCGAAGCGGCAACAAATCAGAAATTATAAAGATAATCTTGGAGTTTTAATTAAATGGCTCTGCAAACAGACCTAAACGTATTTCCATATTACGACGACTACGATCCGACAAAGAACTTTTATCGTGTTCTTTTCCGTCCAGGCGTAGCTGTTCAGGCACGTGAGCTGAATCAACTCCAGAGTATTCTGCAAAACCAAGTTGAGAAGTTTGGCGATAACATCTTTAAGCGTGGTACAATCATTGAAGGTTGTAACATTATTCGCCACGATGTTCTTCCTTATGTAAAGATTAAAGACACAGAAGCAGATGGAACACCAATTTCTGTTACTGCTTTCGAAGGCATGTCTGTACGTAACAGTTCAAACGTAGCTGGTCATATTGTGAAGACAGTTGCTGGATTCGAATCACGTTCTCCAGATCTAAATACTCTTTATGTAAAATACAATTCATCTGGTTCAGATTCGAATACATTTACATTTGCTGCAGGTCAAACTCTTACTGTATACAGTCCACTCTATCCAATCTTTAAGGCACGAGTAAATAACGGTTCATCGTTGTTTAGTAATACTGATGGAGTAGTAGTTGTTTCAGCTCTCGCTGTACAGAACTCAACCGGTGGTAAAACATTCGCACCTGGTTCATTTTCAGCAGGCCATACAATTCAAAACGGTGTAGCCAATCTTGTTATTATATCAACAGATGCTACTACAAATACAGAAGCTCTTATTCTAAAAGTTAGACCGTATGCAAACAATCTTGCTGACGGTACTGCTAATACTACATTGTGGCGTGTTGGTGTTGGTGAAACAATTCGCAACACAACTGCGCCATTTGCTACTGCAAACGTTGTAGCACTAATTGGTACAGGCGCAGCTGGATCTCTAGTAACAGATGCTTCACGTAAAATCACTTCGATCTCTGTTACTAGTCAGGGTACAGGATATTATGTACCACCACACGTAACAGTAATGAAGCAATCTACATCAGCTCTGTCTGCGACAGAAATTGGTGATCTAGATGTTGAAGCTCTTAACTACATGGCAACAATTACTGTTGCAAACACAGCACAAATTCCAATTGGTACTGGTTACGGTGTTACTGTTGATGAAGGTACTATTTACCAGAAGGGATTTTTCTCAAGAGTATCTCCACAACTAGCAGTTGTAAGTAAGTATTCCAACACAAACTTTGATAAGTCAGTTGGATTCTATACTGCAGAGGATATTATTGATAGCAATGAAGATACATCACTTCTTGATAACGCTACTGGCACTTATAACTACGCAGCTCCTGGTGCTGATCGTCTTAAGCTAACTCCAGAACTTCGCGTTCTTGATAAGGAAGTTGCAGATGCAAATACTGACTTCCTTCCAATTATCGAGTTTGCTGATGGTCGTCCATATAAGAAGAACCTAACAACTGTATATAATGTAATTGGCAACGAGATTGCTAAAAGAACATATGAAGAATCTGGTAACTATGTTCTAGATCAGTTCATTGTAAATGTAAGCGATTCTAAGACTTTCTCTGAAACAGAAACTGTATTTAAAATGACAGTTGATCCGGGTAAAGCTTATATCAATGGTTTCAGAGTTGAAACAGGTGAATATAGCACAAGCATTGCTAAGGGTGTTGCAACATCAAACAATCCTGCTGCAAGAATTCGTCTTGGATACGGCAACTATGTTCGTGTAAAAGAACTTGGCGGAAACTTTTCTTTCAATGAAGGTGCCAAGGTTGATCTTCAAGGATCTGCTGCTACGTACATCACAACCGGTGTACCAGCCGGTAGTGCAATTGCTGCTCCAGGAACAAAGCTTGGAGAAGCAAGAATTCGTTCTATCACACTTGAAACAGGTGAAGTTGGATCGCCGAATGCTGTATACAGACTCTATCTTTTCGATGTTGTCATGGAAGCCGGCAAAAACTTCGGTCTTGTTCGCTCAATATATTATGGCGGAACAAATAAGGGTATTGCCGACGTAGTACTAAGTGATAGCGGTGCAGCTATTCTAGAAGATTCGGCTGGTACTTCTCTACTATATAGTTCTGTTCCTGCTATGCAAACAGCAGAAAGAATTACATACACATATAGAACTATTAATAGCAGTGAAGAAGCACTTACAAACGGCGAAATCACATTAAATCTTGGGTCGGGTGAAACTTTCCCGTATACTGGAGTTCTTGGCGATTCAGCAAAGAAAGAACTGCTAGTTATTCCTAAAGGAAACTATCAGGCACAAGCAAACGCATCAGGAACAATTTCTATTGGCGCAAGCTCTACTTCAAATCTTCAGGTTGCTGGTGCCGGTGGTACTAACTTCTTAAATGTATTTAGTGCCGGTGACTTTGTTAAGTTCTTAAACAGCTCGGGTGGTAATGAAGTTATTAGTCAGGTTGCTCAGGTAACTGGCGCGTCTTCAATGATTCTTACTTCGGGTCCTGGTCAAACATACTCTGGCGGTTCAGTAAAGCTTTACTATCCAGCCAATGTTCCAATTTCGCTAACTAGCAAAACAACTCGCACAGCAACTGTTACATCGCCAGGCACTATGGTTATTGCTCTAGCAAATACCATTGCTAATGCGAGTACCGGAAGTTCTACATCTGCTGACATGATGGTTGTCTATAATGCAACTAGAAATAATATTGCATCAGCAGTAAAAAGCGTAACTCGCTCAATTTATACACGTGCTGTTTGTTCAAATAATGCTGGTGGTACTCGTGGCCCTTGGGCACTTGGTGTTTCTGATGCTTTCCGTCTAAGAAAAGTATATGTAGCAAATGGCCAATCAAGAGCTCTGAACTTCAATGCTAATACTGGCATCATAAACTCTGGTACTCAAACTGCGTTTATTCAGATATCCAACAACCCATTTGCAAATGGTGATTCGGTAGTCTACGCTGATAGTACAACAACGGTTACCAACCTTACAGATGCTGGAACATACTATGCCGTATACGCTAACACCAGCGGTATGGCTCTTGCTTCTGCTCGTGGTGGAGCAAATATCCAACTAGGAGCAACTACAACATCAGAAAACCACACACTCACAGGCCAACCAGTATTCTTTACTGGAAATACCTATGGTGTATCTGATGTTACGAACGACTTCTACATTGATATTAATCAAAAGGAAGACTATCTAGATACTTCTTATCTGTATAGAAAACCTCGTGCAGCTGAACTTGTATCGAATGATATTCTACTTGTACAGTATGACGTGTTTACCGGCGGTGAGGCAGGTGTTAAAACTATCAGTTCTTATACAGTCGATGACTCATTAGACTTTGCAGCGCTATCTGCTTCTGAAAGTGTGCACACAATGGAAATCCCAGAAGTTCTGGGAACCAGCGGCAAGTACTATGATCTGCGTGATCAGTATGACTTCCGTCCACGCTCTGCAAATACAATTAAACTGGTTACAGACATTTCTAATGTGCCAGCTGGAGCAAATGCTCTATCTATTATTAATCCGTCTGAACCAAGTTCTTCAAATCGATTCATAGCAGGTGAAAAATATTTCCCTGTGCCAGATACAGATCTAACTGCTAACATTGTATATTGTCTAGGCAGATCAGATCGTGTTGTTGTAGATAGCAACGGAGACTTTGTTGTTCGTGCTGGTAAGAATGGCGCACAGGATGAAATTCCACCAGAGCCACAAAACAGCATTACACTACAAATTCTTAAGATTCCACCTTATCCTTCTCTGCCAGAATCAAAATCTGCAGACATGGCTAAGATTATTGATACTAAAGTTGCTAACGAATCATTTGGAAGAAGAGTTAAGAACTATACCGTAACTCAACTTATTAGTGCAACTGATCGTTCACGTATCCAAGTCAAGGGATACAAGATGACTGATATCGCTTCTCTTGAGAATCGTATCAAAACTCTTGAATACTACGTATCATTTACGCTGGCTGAAGCTCTTGCAAAAGCAAGATATATTCCTTCGTCACTTGACTCACTAAACGATCGCTTCCGCTTTGGTTTCTTTGTAGATCCATTTACAGATTATAACTATTCTGATCTTGGAAATCCTGAGTACTATGGTACAATTAAGGAAGATCAACTTGGTCCTAAGTTAACCGAACTGAATCTTGAATTCAAACCAGAAGACAATTCAACTGGTATTGTAACTCTTCCATATAATGAATTCACAATCGTAGCTCAAAATGATGCTACCGACGGTGCTGTGATTACATCTGGACCAGTTGAAGTTCTAGTAGTTACTCAGAAAACTGAAGTTGCTATTCAGTCTCAGCGTAGTACAGCTCGCAGCGACAACGGCTCGGTATATGAAGAATTCTTCTATACATTCAGCAGTCTAACAGGACCTGTTGAATTCTATATTAATAGCCGTGATAATAACATAGCTCTTGAAGTATTCCAGTCAACAACTTCTGGTGGTACTTATGTTACAACATATACATCAGCAGCTGCTGAAACAATTACAAATGCTGATATTTCTACCAAGGGTCTTAGCATTCTAAACGATGGCAAAAAGATCGAAAACCCAGGTTCTATAACACGTAAGTCTTATGGACCAGTTGGTGGTTTCGTTGAAGATAAGTTTAAGCTTCTTTGGACGCACAATCCAAACGATGGTATTTACTACAAGCTTCGTGTTTACAAGGGTAAGAACCATGGCGGACAAGGAAAATCTGGAACTTATGGATTTAAGCTTTATTATCCGTCGGATGTGGTAACCACTGAAACACGTATCGTTCCAAATCCTGCGAACTTTGATTACACTGGTGTTGTTCATACAATTTCACCAGCTGAATTCACAATCACTCTGTCAACAAACTATATGAATGATATATTTGGCTCGGTTGCAATTGGTGAGTTTATCTCTGATGCACAGAAATTCTCAATTTCTATTACTGGTCTGAAGCCAAATACATATCACAAGTTTATGTTTGAAGGCGAAGATCAGACATCGAAGTGCGCACAATCAAGAACGTCGACCACAAATACAACTGGTCTTCTGGCAGACATGAATGGTACTCTAAACTTTGATTTCTACTATGATGCAGGAATCAATGAAGCTACTACTGATCTTGAGCAACAGAATAAGCTTGCAGCATCGAAAGCTGGTGTGAAGGTGTTTACAGTTCAGTCGTACGATGGTAACTCGAAGACAACAGGATCTATTGGTGTTAAATACTACACAGGCCTACCATTTGGATTCGATCAACCAATCACACTGAATACATCACAAACTGCTACACAGGCTGCTACATCAGATAGAGCAACTACATCAGCAATTCCTGCTGGATTTAGTTCACAATCAATTCATGACGCTATTGATAATAATAACGTTCGTATTTTTGATTGGGATAACGTGAATGAGCGTCTTCGCTAAGAATAAATAAAGAAAAGATTAAGAGGAATTAATGTCGACATTTGACTACATCCAAACATTCTATGTAAATCCTGATACGGTTGCTAGCGCTTCTGAAATCATGTTGACTTCCGTAGATCTATTCTTTAAGGCTAAGCCTGCGCAAAATGCAAACGTGAGTGGTGCCTTTAAACCGGGCATCAACGTTTGGATTTGCGAAGTAGAAAACGGAGATCCTAATCCGAATCGCGTGCTTGTGAATTCGGTAAAATCAATCGACTATGATTCTGTCAACATTAGTAATGATGCACAGACACCAACGGTTGTTGGATTTTCAAATCCGGTTTTAATTAAATCTGCACGGTTCTATGGCATTGTTATTAAGTATAACGATCCAGCATATGACATCTGGACCAATGTTCAGGGAGATAGACTGGTAGGAGCAGGTGGTGTAACTAATACTGCTTCACCAGGTTCGCAGTCACGCTTTGATGGTTTCCTTTATAAGGCAACTAATTCAAGTAGCTATGACAAGTTTAGTAATAAAGATCTTAAGTTCAGTGTAAAGGTTGCACAATTTAATTCTGATAATATTACTATTCCACTTGTGAATAAAGACTATGAGTTCTTTACAATTGATCGAACAACAGTTGGAGCTATTGCAAGCGGCGAATATGTTTATCAAAACATTGCAGATGCTGCTGATATTACAGTTAACGTTTCTTCAACAAGCAATACAATTGTAAGAGCATCTGGAACTGGAGTATTCTCCAACTATAGCATCAATGATAAAATTGTAGTTACTAACGGTTCAGTAAGAAATGTTCTTACAATTACAAACGTTATTGATGCTACTACTATGACTGTTGATAAATTCCCAAGCTTTACTGCTACTGGAATTGGACTTAAAGTTCCACCAGTCGGTGTTGCATATTATGTCGACTATACCAAGAATAAGATTTATCTTGTTGATTCTAATGCCGCAAATAGTGATTTTAAGTTTGTCACTGGCACGAGAATTATTGCAGAAAGATCTGGTGCTTCGGCAAACGTAGCTTCAATTGATAAATTCAAAGTTGATAACTTTCAGCCAAAGTTCCTGATTGGTAATCCTACAACATCTGACTATTCGATGGTGTATGCAATTGCTAACTCTACAGATTACATACCTGCAACAACAGATAATCTTGAGCTTCTGAAGTTTAATAATCCTCCAAGAGAATCATACATTCTTTCACGATCACTTGAAGTAATCAACTCGAATCTGTTCGGCACCGAAAGAAAGTCAGCAGTTGTCAACGTAAGCTTTAATGTTGCAGTTGCTGAAGCAAATAGATTCTCTGTTCCTTATCTAAAGACGAACGAGCTTGATTTCTTCTTCTATCAAAATGATATCAATAATACCATTACTGCAACACGTGGCAGTATTACGAATTATGATACAGAAGTTGATCGCAACGGTCTTGCTAAAACCAAGTACATCTCTAAGAAGATCTCATTTGGTGAAGGTAAGTATGCTGAAGACGTTGTAGTCTATCTGGCTGGTTATCGTCCATCTGGTACTCAGATTAAAGCTTATGCCAAGTTGCATAATTCTGCTGATAAAGATGCATTTGATGACAAAGCATGGACTCCACTAGAGCTAAAGAATAACACTGACAGATACAGCACAGAAGATCCAAAGGATATCTGGGAATACACTTATGGTCTTCCACAATATCCTGAAGTTCATGCTAGTTTATCTGGCAACTTCTTGACAACAAGCAGCAGTAACAATATTGTTACGACAGCTGATGTATCTTCAACTCTTGCAACTGGCGATCTGATTAGAATATACAGTATTCTTACTCCACAGAATCATGAAGTGTTTCCAGTAGCTACTGTAACTGCACCGGCATCTCCAGGTGCAACCGGCTCCATCACCGTCTTTAAACCAATTACAAATGCTAATATTGTAGGTGATGTTGGTATTGAGAAGCTAAAATACAAGAACGTTGCTTGGAATAATATTGCCAATGATAACGTTGCTCGCTATGTAACTTCTTCTTATACAGAGTTTGATACGTATAACACAATGCAGATTAAGATTGTTCTTCTATGTAAAAGATACTGACTCTGGCGTTATCATAAATAACAATGAAGAAGAATATAAGAAGTTCTTAGCTGCAAGAGAAGCAAGCAAAAGAAACAACAGTTTGTGCAAGAGAATGACTGATGTTGAAAATGAATTACGTGATATCAAGTCTTTGCTCGTGCAGTTAGTACACAGGAATAATTAATGTCAAGACAAGTAGCTAACGTTGATATCATTACTGATAGCTTTGAAGTTTGGTTGCTCCAGACTAACGAGCTGCTGAACGCTTTTTCGACTGAAATTATTACTGCAAATACTACTGTTGCTAACACCGGCAATAATACTATTGCTCGTACCGCTCAGCTTTGGGGTACGTTTGGTGCAAACACTATTGCAGTTGGAACTGCTCTTCGTGGTGGTAACGTTCAAACTGGCAACTCTGCAAATCTAGTCATTACATCAAATGCTACAGCTTATGTTGCAGCAGACGCTGGTATTCGTGTTCTTGCCGGAAACAGCACCTCGAACAGCTACCTGAATCCAGTTGGTGTTTACCTTGGCTTAGGATCTGCTAATTCCTTTGTAAACAGTAGTCTGATTATAACACAATCTAGCAGTACTGTCAACACGAATATTACACCAACACGCATTCAAGTTGCAGATGCTACAACCACAGCAAACATGACTGCGAACGCTTTTAGTACTGGTCTGTTTGTTGCCAATACTACTATGGTAGCCATTGGTGCAAATGTCTTTGCAAATGCTACAACGATAGTTGTTGCCAACAGTTCATTCGACAGTAAGTTTGGTAACGGTTCTTGGTCTGGTATTGCTAATCTAGTAATTACACCAACCAACTACCTGACAATTTCTGGTGCTGCTAATGTAACATCAAATGCTAACTTTGCAAATACAATTGTTGTAACTGGTAATGCTACATTATCCAATACACTAGCTGTAACAGGCAACGTTACATTATCGAACACTCTAGCCATAACTGGCAATGCTACTTTGTCAAACACTATTGCTGTGACAGGTAATGCTACATTCTCAAATGCCGTTGCTATCACAGGTAATGCTACATTCTCAAACACAATTGCTGTTACTGGCAATGCCACATTATCCAACACACTAACAGTAGTTGGTCTAGCAAATGCTTCTGGCAATGTAAATACAACAACAGTGAATGCAAACGTTTCGATGAATGTCGGCGCTAACGTAAATCTTTCAAATACAAGAATTACGGTAGGTACTGGTAGTGTTAATACATTCATTACAGCCACTGCAATCGAAACCGATGGTACATTAACAGTTGCTGATGCTGCTACATTATCTAATACATTGGCGGTTACTAATACTACAACACTATCAAATACACTAACTGTTGCCGGTCTTGCATCACTAAATGCTGCACTGAATACCACAACTGCAAATGCTTCTGTCGCTGTAAATGTTGGCGCCAATGTCAATCTTACATTAGATAGATTTAATGTTGGCAATAATAGTGTTAATACATTCATTACAGCCACTGCGATCGAGACAGACGGCACACTTACCGTCTTTGGTGCTACTGCATTATCTAACACGCTTGGTGTAACCGGTCTAACCACTCTTTCTGGTAACCTAAACACTACAACAGCAAATGCTTCGGTTGGAATCAATGTTGGTGCTAACGTAAATCTTTCAAATACAAGAATTACAGTTGGTACTAGTTCTGAGAATACGTTCATTACAGCTACTGGTATTGAAACTGATGGTACTCTATCGGTTGCTAATACTACAACACTATCAAATACGTTGAGTGTAACTGGTGCAGCTACATTCTCAAACACTATTGGTGTAACAAATACCGCTACGTTCTCAAATACGATTACGGTTACCGGCGCAGCCAGCTTTGGAAACACAATTGCTGTAACTAATTCTGCTACACTATCAAATACACTGGGTGTAGCTGGATTAAGTACTCTTTCTGGTGGCATGAATACTACGACAGCAAATGCATCAGTTGCAATGAATGTTGGTGCCAATGTTAATCTTACATTAACAAGAATTACAGTAGGTACCGGCAGTGTTAATACATTCATTACATCCACTGCAATTGAAACTGATGGAACCCTTGGTGTTCTTGGCGCGACAACACTATCAAACACTGTTACAATTGGTGGAACTACTACATTCAAAACAGATTATGTAGTTGATGTATCTGCAAATGGTGATATTGGAAACGTAATTGGACCTGTGCTAATCTACACATTCCCTAAAGCAACATATTCATCGGCCAAGTTTGAAGTTCAAGTAAAGAAAGGTAGTAACACACAGCTTTCTGAACTTGTACTTGCTCACAATGGTACAACCGATGCGTTTGTAACAGTTTATGGTACAGTTGCTTCAAATGGCGCTGCATCTCCTCTTGGAACGTTTACAGCAAATACTGGTACTTTAGATAACAATGTGAATTTATATCTTCAACAAACCGTTGCAAATTCCGCGGTTAAAGTTATAGCTCATCTAATTAAGTAAGGTTGACATGGCAAACACTAATTTTAAAGTAGATAATGGATTATTAGTAAACGGTGATTCTACATTTACTTCAAATGTAGAAATTACACAACACATGAGAATTCGTCAGACTCTCGCAGTCAACGGTTCGCTAGAGGTTGTAGGAAACCTTACATTTAGTAATACGGAGATCAGCGGTGAGTTGATCCCGAATGCAAATGGTGTCCTACTTGGTAATACAACGAGAACATTCACGGTATCTGCCGACAATCTAAGTCTTTCAAACTCTATTATTAATGCCAACGGAACAACAATTAATATTCGTGCCGGCGATGGTATTATTGCAAACGCAACAGGCTTGATTGTAAACGCTTCTTCTATCTCCAATGGCATTCTAAACATTGGTCAAGGTGGCACAAATGCATCAACACGTGCCGCTGCTATAAACAATCTTCTTCCAGCTCAAGGCAGTGCAACCGGGTTCTTCCTAAGAACAGATGGTACCAACGTATCATGGATAAGTGGTATTGGACCACAGGGTGCTACTGGGGCTCAAGGTCCGACTGGCGCCCAAGGACCGGTTGGCGCACAGGGACCAATTGGCTTTACAGGATCACAAGGTGCTACTGGAGCTCAAGGAGCTCAGGGACCATCTGGCGCTACAGTTCAAGGTCCGGCTGGCGCTACTGTTCAGGGTCCAGTAGGATTTACAGGATCACAAGGTATCACTGGAGCACAAGGACCTTCTGGGGCTACTGTACAAGGTCCTCCCGGTGTTACTGTTCAGGGTCCAGTAGGATTTGTCGGATCTACCGGACCAATGGGTCCAATGGGACCAACAGGTCCTCAAGGCTCTACAGGACCAATGGGTCCAATCGGACCAATGGGACCAACAGGTCCTCAAGGTGCAATAGGTCCTATGGGTCCAACAGGTCCGCAAGGTCCAGCAGGTGCTACAGGGTCCAGCTGGAGCAACTGTACAAGGTCCAACAGGCCCACAAGGACCTGCTGGTGCTACAGTTCAAGGACCTACTGGTCCACAAGGCGCAGTCGGTCCACAAGGACCTCCAGGAAGTGCAGCATCAGCAGCAGCTCCAATTCTACGTCACGTAACATCAGGTTATACTGGCGGTGGACAGGTGTTTGTGCAGGGTCCACAACCATCAGCATCAGCAACTGGCGATATTTGGATTCAAATCTAATGGCAATGCACTATTGGAACGGATCATCATGGGCAATAGTTAATAACACTTTTGATTTTCAATATGATGATGGTGGCGCAGTTTTTCGTATTTGGAATGGTTCAGAATGGTTATATACAACCAACGCTAAAGTTTATAATGGAAGTACTTGGAAGGGGTTCGTAGACCAAGTTCAATTGAGCGATGATATTGTTCAAAACCCTGGAGATGGTTTTGGAGGATCAACGGCAGAATGGGCTATATACTCTTCTGGAAATGTAGAATATTGGCCAGGCGGAAGTTATCCATGGATTGTAAATTCTGCTAATTCTGGTCAATACCAAATTTTAGTGGAAAGAGTAAGTGGCGATCCGTTAGATACAAGTTCTCCTCTTGATACATGGTTGGATCTTTCTAGCAGTTATGTTTGGAGAGTTTTTGCAAACGAGTTTAATTCAAGATCGACAGCATTTATGCGAGGCTACATTCGTCATAAAATAACTCAGGTAACAGTTGCAAGCAATTATTTTGTTTTAGACGCAGATACATCTGGTATACCATCGCCTATTTAATAAGAGAAGAGTAAATGGCAATTAAAGCAAACTTACAAATCGACCAAGGCGCTGATTTCAGTACAGAAATCGACGTGCTTGATGATGCCGGCGAAGTAGTAGATCTAACTGGTTATTCTGGTGCCGCACAAATGCGCAAGCACTATACTTCTTCTACGGCTACTGCATTTAATGTTGCCATTAATGCTTCTGGTGGCAGTGTTACGTTATCAATGAATGCTGCAACATCTGCTAACGTAACAGCTGGTAGATATGTTTATGACTGTGAACTGACAAGTTCTGGCAATACAGTCTCTCGTCTGGTTGAAGGTATTGTAACAGTTACTCCTCAAGTTACGAGGTAATCATGGCTCTCAAAGCTAGAATTGTACAGAATTCTCAGATGGTTGCAAGAGTTACCACATCAGGTGACTCTCTTGCATCATCTAAACCAGTAACTCTTAAGAATCAAATTAACGAAATTCGTAGCATTGAAGATTTTGGCGATGTTGACGAGGTGAATGTAACATCCGGTGCTACTTTAGTGTATAATTCCACAAGTGATAAATATGAAGTAAGACCGCTCGAAATCGGAGACCTCGGTAATATCGACGGAGGCACATTTTAAACTTGTTGAGGAACAATAATGGCTAACCAAATTCAGATCAAACGATCTTTAAATACTGCCACTCCTCCGTCATTAGCTAATGGTGAACTGGCTTTTACTGCAAACGGCGATCATCTCTTTATCGGGTCGAACGGCGCGTCTATCACCATTGGTGGTAAATTTAATCCTGGTGTTCTCACCGCAAATCAAGCTCTTGTTGCCAATGGCACTGGATATCTTGATTCGGTTAAGACTGCCAACCTTACTGTACAGTCGATTACCGCAAATGGTACATCAACTCCTGGTACTGGATATCTTCTCTCTGTAGATTCCGGTGGTAATACCTACTGGCTAGATCAGGGTGCAGTTTCAATTAACGTTGCTGCAGTGTATGCGTGGACAAATACACATACATTCTCTATTGGTACATCGAGCTCAAACACAACAACCGGTGCAGTTGTAATTACTGGCGGTTTAGGTGTTGGTGGCAAAATCCATACAAATGAATTTTCTGTTGGTAACTCTACAGTTAATTCTAGTCTGAGTGCTACAACACTTACTGTTGCAAACGTTTCTGCGTCTTTTGCAGTCAATGCCGCAGTCATTTCTGCCGGCAGTGGTGCTTTTATTGCCAATGCAAGTCAAATAACGCTTGCTGGCGGCGTAGGCATCTCTGCCAACGGTGGAATAGGCTCGGCTGGACAGGTTCTTCACTCTAATGGTTCTTCTGTATACTGGTCAAACACAGTAGCAGATATTACTGCAGTAACCGCAGGTGATGGTCTTACTGGTGGTGGAACAACTGGCGACGTTACTCTAAACGTTGTTGGTTCAAACAGCATTAGCGTTGCTGCTGACTCGATCAGTGTTCCAACTGGTTCTACACTTACAGTCAACTCGACTGGTGTGCATGTTAATAATGCTCTGTCGATTTCAGATCTTGTTCTTTCTGGCAACCTAACAGTTTCCGGTACGCTTACCACGATTGATACAAACAACCTTACAATTGAAGATCCTATGATTAAGGTTGCTAACGGTAACGGTACAGATACCGTCGACGTTGGTTTCTATGGTATGTTCACAAATGGCGGAACCCGTTATACCGGTCTTGTTCGTGATGCAACAGACGGTGTTTATAAGCTCTTTACCGGTCTTGAATCTGAACCAACAACAACTGTTAATACGGCGGGTGTTGGCTATGGTCTTGCAGCACTGGAAACTTATCTTTATTCCGGCGCTCTTTTATCACTTGGCAATACCTTTAGCATCACTGCAAATAGTACTATCCCAGTACATATTTCTGCTAACACACTCAAGCTATCAACACTTACATCCGGTGGCATCCTTGTTGGTAACTCAACAAATGGTATGACTAACCTTGCAGTTGGTACAGACGGATATGTGCTGCAGTCAAATGGCACATCTGTTGTTTACGGAACACTTGATGGAGGCACGTTCTAATATTATGGAAGCTGAATTTGTTAATGAGTATATCAATCGCCTGACTGCGAATTTACATGAATCCGTAAGTAAAAACGTTCTACATGAAGCAAGGCTGGCGCTACTCGAAAAGAGTTACGCCAGCCTTCAAGTAGAACATCAACAGGCTCTTCTCGAACTCGAGAAGTTAAAAAAGAAAACTAAATCTTCGGAATCTCTACAACCATAGTTGTAGAACCAATGTGACCACAACGAATTGATGGGTCACACCACAACCTAAAGCCTTTAGTAATTGCCTTTTTGCAAAAATCAGTGTCTTCGCTGATCGTATTGCTGTGATCGAGAGCAGGATGATATTCAAACTGTGGATAGCCTACACCTGCTAATACTTCTTTCTTGACAAGCACACAGCCAAAGCCACAACCACCAATGCCAACTAGATTCCAGTCCTTTGCATAGAGGTCTTCAGTTGTCATACGTGTACCAAACGGTTCGTAGATTTCAAGCATCTGTGGTTCAAGTCTCTGGCGATACACACCAGAAACCAGATCTTTATCGTGAGCAAGAAGCTTCTTTAATGTATCTGGTGGAAACGTAATGTCATGATCGACTGAAAACAAATAATCAAATCCACGTACAACCCAGTCGGCAATCAGGTTACGAACCTGATCTACTCTGTATCCATAGAAGTATTGAAAGGTTGTTTCATATCCTTCAGGAACTTCCAGATCATAGATCGATTTGAATGTATCTGCTTCGATATAACGAGCAGTTGGTATGGCAATTAAGATTTTTTTCATAACGGTCTGAGATCGATCTGTCCTGGAAAGAATGGCGAAGTGTTCAATACTTTTGCAGCGGTCTTGTTCTGTTCTTCTGCATGTACTTTGTAGTCGTTGATTGGATTCAAATCATTATAGTTAACTACAATATCTGTTACGCATACAACCTTGTTCTGATCTGCTCGTTCAATTAGATAATAGAACAATGAAGTATCACCACCTGCTCTTGGCCATTTTCCATCAATCTGTAAATCTTCTTTTGTCAAGTTTTTAACTAGCGAAGATTTAAACGTACGCAGATGCGTGTACGGCATGTTCCAATTAAATCTGTACGAACGATAGAATTTGTTTGCCTTAATTTCAGGTGGATATTCCTGAGCAATCAATGGAATGTTATCGGCCATAGACCAACATGATCCGTATGTAAACTCTGCACCTTCATGATAGAGGTTATTGTACATGTGAAAGATAGTCGGATCGTTGACAAGTGAATCATCACCATCAAGAAGCATGATATACTGTTCTGTTATCAATTGCTTGATCGTATCGTAGTGATTTGCAACAGCGCCAAGATTCTCTTCGTTTTGTAGAAGAGTAAAGTGCCAACGTTGCCATTGTGGAAGCGAGTTGATGGTTTCCTTGGCGACCTTCACTGTATTATCTGTTGAGTAATCATCAATAATATACATGTGATAGTCAGTATAATCTTGTGCGGCTACAGATCGAATACACCTTTCGATGTATGCTTCAGCATTATATACAGGTGTAATAATAGCTATAGATTTTTCATCTGAGATCTTAACTGGTTGGAGTTCCTCTGCATTCAAGAACCGACGGTTGAATACTTTACGAACCTTATGGTTAATCTTTGTAACCTTACGATACTCATCAACAGGTAAGTATTCACCAAGTTTCTTATACAGATGTTGCTTCCATTGAAGAGCAACCGTATCCCAAGTACAAATATCTTTCACCTGGTTACAAGCATACATCTTCTGCTGGCGCAGATAAGGATTATTATATGCTTCTACGACCTTGTCAACAAATAAATTCACCTGGTGTTCTTGGTTCAGCCAGTGCATTGCCCAGTTTGGTTCAACAGGATATTTAATCTTCCACGATGCTAGATCGATTGCCGTCTCTTCGAGGGCACCAAACTGACATGTAATGAGTGGCACATTATGAGCCAGTGCTTCAAGTGTAGAGATGCCAAACGTCTCTGGAAAACCTACAGGATATATCATGTAGGAAGCTTTGCGTAGGATATCCGAGATCTCTTGCTGAGTAATTACTCCGGTGAACTCAATGCTGTGCCCATGATGCAGCATAAGTTCAGTCCAGTCCTTCTGCTGCTGGTCTGGTTCTGCCGCTTCACGGAACTTATAGTAGCCACCGACGATCTTAAGTTTTGCATCTGGAATACGGCGCTTCACCTCTGGCCAGATCTGTTTGACAAGAGGAACCATTCCCTTGGTCACAGATGCATTGAATACAAAGAGGTTCGGATCCTTGTCACGAATATCAATCCAACCTGGATTCATATTACCTATACCATTGCGTGTCAGAAAAATATGATTTTTCAGAACATCATAGTTACGACGGAATCCATGATCGCAATGAGTGACATAACCTGTATGCCAGTCTGAGAGTGTAAAGATCTCTTGGAGCTTGCCGACATTAACTAGATATTCGATCTGATCATCGCCTTCACAGAAGGTATCATGCATCCAGAGAGCGACATGTTTTGCTTCTAGTACAGTTCCCCAGTCTTCTGCAATTGGTTTAATTGAACGAGAAACAACAACCACATCATATTTTAAACACTGGATTTTGGCGTTTTCGACTGGTGAGTATTTTACATCATTGTAAATACCAGGTTTAGAGTCGTCTGACATGCAGTCGTTATAAACGGTAACATCAAAGCCTATCTTGGCAAGTTCTTCGGACATGCGAATTACGGCCGATTCAGATCCTCCAAGTCCTCTTTTTTCAAGAGTGGATCCGTCATAGGTCAAGCCGAGTGTATCTATAAAAGCAATCTTCATCATAGTTCCATTATAAATAAAAACAATAATACTGTCAACTAAATAGTTGGCTTACAAGATATATATCTGCTTTGGGGAGCCATATGGCAAACAATAAGATTCAATTCAAACGTACGACTATTTCTGGCCGTACACCAAACACCACAAACTCTGGCAACACATCTTATATTGATGCTGGCGAGTTTGCAGTTAATCTTACTGACCATAAAGTCTACTCCTCAAACGGATCTGTTGCATTTGAAGTCGGTGCAAATCTAGCCTCGTTGAATGTTGGTGGTAATGTTACAATTGGTGGTAACCTCAGTGTAACTGGTACAACTATCAGTATCTCAGGCAATAACCTGTCTATTACTGATAACATGCTTTATATGAACCAAGGTATTCTTGCTACGGTTACGAATGCTACTGGTAATGGCTCTACTGTTACGTTTGTTGCAAACAACAACTTCTCTGCTGGATGGGATGTATTTGTTGCCGGCATTTCGCCAAGTTCTTTCAACGGAACTTATAACAACATTCTATTTGCCAATGCTACTCACTTTACTGTTTCAAATACCAATGTAGATTCATATAGCTCTGGTGGTACTGCTCGTGGTAAGACCGACTCGAATCCTGATATTGGTTTCTCGGCAGGATATAACGACGGAACGTATCATCACACTGGCTTCTTTCGTGATGCGACTGATGGTCGATATAAAGTCTTTGATAGTTATCTTCCAGAGCCAGACACTTCACCGTTTATTGATACAGCAAATGCCAGCTTTAAGATTGCTGACTTCCAAGCAAATACTCTTTATGCAAATTCAATCTATGCCAATGGATCTCTAGGTACTGCAGGCCAAGCGCTTGTTTCAGACGGAACTTCAGTATACTGGTCAAACAATCCAGGTTATACTGGTTCGACAGGAGCTACTGGAGCACAAGGTGCTCAGGGTGCACAAGGACCAGCAGGAGCTCAAGGACCAACCGGCACACAAGGTCCTACTGGAGCACAAGGCGCTCAGGGTGCACAAGGTGCTATAGGTTTTACTGGTTCTGCTTCTACAGTCGCTGGTCCAACAGGTCCACAGGGTGCTACTGGCCCACAAGGTGCAACTGGACCACAAGGACCTCAGGGCGTTATTGGTTTCACTGGTTCTGCTCTTATGGGAGCAATCAACTGGGTTCAGAATACTGCTCCGCAGATTTTTGTAACTACAAGCGATTCGGTCCCTAAAGCAATAGCATCGGTAACTATCACAACTAGTGGTTCACCTGTACAGATTGGTGCATACGGTGATGCAGAAAATAAAGCAGTTGGGTCTTGGGGTAAGTTGCAACTTTGGCGTGGGTCAACACCTATTAGTGGCAACGTTCACTATGAAGGATCTGCCGGCAGTGAAAACAGTCCATTTGCATTTACACACATCGACAACCCTGCAGCTGGAACGTATACTTATTATCTCTATTGCACAGTTACTCAGGGTGGCAATACGCATTTTGGTGAAACATCTGGTCCTACGTTAAATGCTATCGAGCTTCAGAACGTTAAAGGTGCACAAGGTCCTACAGGTACACAAGGAGCAACCGGTCCACAGGGTGCTATAGGTCCTCAAGGTGTGCAGGGTGCTACGGGTGCTCAGGGTCCGACTGGTGCTCAAGGACCTACAGGACCGCAGGGAGCGATTGGCTTTACTGGATCTGCTGGTATTCCTGGTGCACAGGGCCCACAAGGAGCTACTGGTGCTCAAGGACCTCAAGGACTTACTGGCCCACAAG